AAAAAGAAAATTCCGATTCTAGCGCCACAGCCAAACAAAATAAAAATGACGGTACAACTAACAGCAATGATCAAAGTATCGCAGGCAGTGTTACACCAGGCACTGTGATGAGACGTCCAATTATGGGGATAACAGAGGGAGTGAACAATCTTACAGATGCTCAGCGCATTAGTATGGAGCTACAGGATGCACTGATGCACTCTAGTGCGGATCTTCTCAATGTGAATTTAACAATATTAGGTGATCCCTATTGGGTGGGTGACAACGGAGTAGGCAATTATTTTGCTCCTGCAAGCGCACCCACAAATGATGTAAAAACTCGCACAGGCACAGTGAGATCTATGTTGAAACCGCCTGTGATTGTGATAAATTTTAGAACACCATTGGACATAGATGAAAGCACAGGTGAAGCAATTTTTAGAGATCAAAAAACTAAAGGCGAAAATTATACTCTTGTGCCACAATTTAGCGGTGTGTACAGAGTGACAAGAATGATGAACACATGGCAAGGTGGAATGTTTAAAACCACTTTGGATTGCGTTAGAGTAATAAATCAAGAAGTAAAGAAAAAAAGTGATGCCAAAAAAAGTCAAACAATATATGGAACTAAAGACGTAGAGCCGCCTCCTAATTTTAGTGAAGTGGATGATGGATTGAAAAATGTGCTTGGTAATGACGTAAGTCCAAGGATAACAAAGAGGATAAGATAGTATTATGTATCGTGGATATGAAAAGAGAGAAGGCAGTCAAGCACAAAATGTAAAGAATTCTGGACCTTTTTTAGCAGTGGTTGTAAATGTATTGGATGTGAAATATCAAGGAGCATTAGAAGTGAGGTTGATAAAATCTCAGTTGCCCAGCAATGCTGAAGAAGCCACAAACGAAGAAACGGAAACTGTGGTGGTTAAATATTTGAATCCTTTTTTTGGCATCACTAATTATGACGGCGTAAGCAAAAATCACAAATATGAAAACAGCCAACAAACCTATGGCATGTGGTTTGTGCCTCCAGATGTAGGCAACAAAGTGTTGGTTATGTTTGTGGAAGGCAACATCAACCAAGGTTATTGGATAGGGTGTGTGCAGACTGAACAAACAAATTTTATGCTGCCAGATGGTCGACCCTGCACAACTTTCACTGATATCACTGATCAAATATTAGATGCAGAAGGCAATGAAGTGAGTGAATTTGATGAGCTGCGTGGAAAAAAACTACCAGTAGGAGAATACAACAAAAAACTCTTATCGAATTTAAAAAACAATGATCCATCAAAATTTAATAAACCAATCAATAGACTGTTCAAAGACACACTGACACAGCAAGGTTTATTGGAAGATGAAACTAGAGGTCTTACCACTAGTTCAGCCAGAAGGGAAATACCCAGCAAAGTATTTGGCATCAGCACTCCCGGCCCTCTAGACAAAAGAGGCGCACAAAAAAATACTTTCACAGGATATTATTCTAGATTGGGCGGCACTAGCATTGTGATGGATGATGGTGATGATAAATTTGTTAGAAAAGGATCGCCCACTTTAGATCCTAGCGAATATTTTGATATTGCAAAAGATGATAGTTATGTGGCAGATGAAGACAATGTCACAAGACCACACAATGAACTGTTTAGAATTCGCACAAGAACTGGGCATCAGATATTGTTGCACAATTCAGAAGATCTCATATATGTGGGTAATTCCAAAGGCACCACTTGGATAGAGATGACAGCCAACGGCAAGATTGATGTGTACGCCGAGGACAGTGTGAGCATTCACACCAAACAAGATTTTAATTTCAATGCTGATAGAGACGTCAACATAGAAGCTGGAAGAAACATAAACGTGAAAGCAGGTTCAAACATACAATTAGAAAGCAGTGAATGGTTATTGAAGGCCAACAGTAGTGGTTACATTACAGTGGGAGCGCAATTGCATGAAAATATAGGTTCTGATTATTTTTTTACTCTGGGCGGTGACAGTCACACTGTGAAGGCAAGTGGTAAGACTGATCATGCTTCACCTGCCACACGCAGCGGCAGTCCCAGTGCATCACCAGCTGCTTCGGTGGGTAGTCTGTACACATTTGATTCGCCCAACGCTACCAGCATTATGAAACGTGTGCCACAACATGAACCTTGGAATCATCATGAAAATTTTGATCCTGCAAATGTGAACAGTGTGCGCACAGATAGGAACAATCCGGAAGAAATTGGCACAGTGGATCTTAAACCAATACCAGACACATTTAATGATTAATAAATAATTTTATGAGCACTCAAGAAAAAAAATTGTACAAGGATATACAGGTTAAATCTAAAAAATCTGTGCTGCCTCCGATCACTAGTAGAGCCTACAGAGGCGTCAGCACAGTGAACCCTGATTTGACCAACTTTGTGCTGTATGACATTGCTTTAATTAAACAGGATCTCATCAATCATTTTCACATACGCAAAGGAGAAAAACTACTTAACCCAGAGTTTGGCACAATTATTTGGGATTCACTGTTTGAACCTCTCACAGAGGACTTGAAACAAGCAATAATTGAAAATGTGACCGGCATAGTGAATTATGATCCACGCACACAGGCATCTGATGTCACTGTGACCCAGTATGAAAGTGGCTTGCAGATTGAATGTAACCTCACGTATCTGCCCTACAATATCAGCGAAAAAATGCGTCTGGATTTTGATCAAGCCAATGGGCTAATCAGCTAGAATTAACTACATACTTTATTACATTTAATAAATAGTTTTATATAATAAAGTATGTCATCCACAGATAGAATAAACAGATTGTTATTGGCCGAAGATTGGCGCAAAATCTATCAGAGTTTCCGCAACGCTGAATTCAAAAGTTACGACTTTGACACACTGCGACGCACTATGATACAATATCTACGTCAAAATTATCCGGAAGATTTCAATGACTATCTAGACAGCAGTGAATATCTAGCACTGATAGATCTCATTGCTTTTTTGGGACAAAATCTTGCGTTCAGAATTGATCTCAACGCTAGAGAAAATTTTATTGATCTAGCTGAAAGAAGAGAATCAGTGTTGAGACTGGCAAGATTAATCAGTTATAATGCCAAAAGAAATCAATGTGCTAACGGATTGTTGAAAGTAGAATCTGTGACCACCACTGAAGATGTCATAGACAGCAATAATGTCAATTTGGCAAATCAGTCTGTGATATGGAATGATCCCAGCAATGAGGATTGGCTGGAGCAATTCACAAAAATTATCAACGCTGCGTTGCCTAGTACAAGTAAGATAGGCAGTCCCAATAAAACTGACACAGTTGGTAACATATTGACAGAATTGTACGCTCTCAATAGTGTGATTTCAACTGTGCCAACATTTTCATTCAACAAAAGTGTCAGTGGTAGAAATACAAGATTTGAAGTGGTCAGTGCTGACCTTGAGGATGGTTCCATACAAGAACTTACTCCAAAACCTGGCAACCGTCTGCATCTAATATCCAAGGATGACGGTAGAGGTTTTGGCAGCACAAACAACGGATATTTTTTACATTTTAGACAGGGCACTTTGAATCAAGGTGATTTTGTGGTGGACCTATCTCAACCTAATCAGGTGGTGAGTATAGATGCAGTGAATGTGAATCAAACAGATGTTTGGTTGTATCAGTTAGACTCTAACGGAAATGAAACCGCATTGTGGAACAAAATAGATGCCACCGCCGGCAACAATGTGATATACAACAGCAGCAGTAAAAACATTAGAAATATCTACAGTGTAATAACCAGAATTGATGACAGAATTAATCTGCAATTTGCTGATGGAACTTTTGGAAATCTTCCCAAAGGAGCATTTAGAATATATTACAGAACCAGTGACAATAGACAAATCAAAATTAGTCCTGCTGACCTTGGCAATGTGGAGATAGACGTGCCATATCTCAGTGCGTTGAATAGAGTTGAAACATTAACAATCAGTCTCACACTGCCTATCATTGTGGACAATGCCACAAACAGTGAGTCTAGTGCATCTATAAGAGTCAATGCTCCCACAACCTTTTACACTCAAAATAGATTGATCACCGCGGAAGATTACAATGTTGGTCCTATGTCCGTCAACCAAGAAATAATTAAAATTAAATCTGTAAACAGAGTCAGCAGCGGGATCAGCAGATATTATGATTTAATAGATGCCACAGGCAAATATTCCAGCACAAACTTGTTTGGAAATGATGGAGTAATATATAGAGAAAATATCAATCAAGGTTTCAATTTTACCTACGACACTCGCACAGAGATTTCAGGCATCATCAACAACAAAATTGAACCTATACTGAGTGATAAAACTCTTTTCAATTTCTATCTAGCAAATTTTCCTGCAAGACAAGTGGTCACAGACATAGATGTGAATTGGAGCTTAGCCACTGATTCCACAAATCTAAGCACCGGATGTGTGATTGATGATGACGCAAATAAATTAACAGTGGGTACCTACACTCAAAGTGTGCTGAAATACCTACAGGTTGGCAGTATTTTAAAATTTGTTGCCCCAAGCGGCAAGTATTTCACAGCAGCAGGCACGCTGGCCAACGGCACAGCCAGTCAATTGGGAGAAAGCAGTTTTCGTTGGGCCACTGTGACCAAGGTGATAGACAATGGCACACAGATACAAACTGATCTTTCAGGTCCCATTTATCTTAATGATTTCATTCCATCAGGAGCTGTCCTGGATTCCATTATTCCAAAATTTGTAAAATCATTGCCCAGTGATGTAAAATTGCAGATGGTGGATCAAATTTTTGCTGACAATTCATTTGGATTGAGATATGATGTGAATGATAGAGAATGGTCTGTGATAGATGAGAACAATTTAAATGTTTATGGTAATTTTAGTCAAGGTAAAACAGGTGACATCAGCAATCAACAGCTGGATGCCAGTTGGTTAATTTTATTCACTACAGATGAAGAAACCTACACAGTCACATACAGAACCACTAGATATGTGTTTGAGAGTGACAAAGAAATACGTTTTTACTATGATAGCAGTGACAAAAACTACAACGCCACTTCTGGAAGAATAGTCAAAGATAAAATTAGTGTGCTCAGCATAAACACTGTGCCAGGAGGAACCTCTGCCATGCTGAACAATGTGGATTGGCAAATTATTGAAGAGTACAGAGATGCACAAGGTTATGTGGACAGTAAAAAAATAGTCATATCTTTTTTTGATTCAGATGATGACGGCATAATGGACAATCCACTGTCCTTTGAATTAATAGCACTGGAGACCAGTTATATCTTTCAAAAAAAACAAACATCATCCTTAGGAGTTGAAGATTATGTGTATGTAGATCAGAATGATGAACAAATCATTATTATAACCAACAGTAATCAGATTGGATCATACACGTCATACGAAGTTGACACTGTTTTCTATAACAGCAACACTGATGCATTCTTCCTGTTGGATGTTTCAGAATCCACATTGACCAGCACTATAGACTACAAAGCGCATGTGGGGAGATCCGAGTTAAAGTTTCAGTATGTGCACAGTGCAGACAGCGAAACTAGAATAGATCCTAGTTCAAGCAATTTTATAGATATTTTCATGCTGACTCGTGCATATGACACAGAATTTAGATTATGGTTGTCAGGCGCAGTAGAAGAACAACCTAAACCACCCAGCAGTGATGCATTGTTTCAAAACTTTGGCGCTGACATAGCACAGGTAAAAAGTATCAGTGATGAACTAGTGTATCATCCAGTGAAATACAAAGTGTTGTTTGGTCCTCAAGCAGATAAAAAATTTCAAGCAACATTCAAAGTGGTTAAAAATCCAAACCAAGTGGTGAATGATGATGACATCAAAGTGAGAGTTGTGGATGCAATCAATCAATTTTTTGCATTGGAAAATTGGGATTTTGGAGAAACATTTTATTTTTCCGAGCTCAGCGCATATGTTATGAACGTGCTGGCTCCTGACATAGTGACTTTCTTAATTGTGCCAGACCAAACAGAACAAAGTTTTGGTAGTCTGTATGAGATCAAATCAGAAAGTGAAGAAATTTTTATCAGTGGCGCTGAAGTGATGAACATTCAAATAATAGATGCTGTCACAGCTTCTAAACTGCGTGCCAGTGGCACAGTGATCACTGCCACCAGCAGCTCTAGTGCAGGAATTCTCAGCAGTGCTAATACCAGCAGTTCAAACACTGGGAGTTATTAATGGCATACAATAATAACCAGTCAGATGCAACTGTGCCTGGTGGCAAAGAAAACAGAAGAAAATCCAATCAATTATTACCAAGATTTTTTCGTACACCAACCAATAATAAATTTTTACACAGCACAATAGATCAGCTGATTAATCCAGGTGCTGTTGAAAAAATAAGTGCATACTATGGTAGGAAAAATGCCAAAGCATTTTTGCCTTCAGACAATTATATAGAAGAAATCAACGCCAATAGACAAAACTATCAATTAGAGCCTGTGGTGGTGCGCAAGGACAATCTCGGCAACTGTATTTTTTTAAAAGACTACGTGGACTACATCAATCAATTGAATGCGTTGGGTGGCAATGTGGACAACCACAGCGTGTTGAACAGTCAAGAGTATTATGCTTGGGATCCACACATAGACTGGGACAAGTTTGTAAATTTTAGAGAATATTACTGGATGCCTGCGGGACCTGATCCAATAGTGGTAAGAGGTCATCAACAGATGGTATCATCCACATACACAGTCACATTGGCTGACAATATTGACAATTATGCTTATCTGTTGACTCCAGATGGGCTCACACAAAATCCAACCATCAAACTGTTCAAAGGCATTACTTACAATTTTTTAATCGACACCCCTAATATGCCTTTTACCATACGCACAGCACGCACACTTGATGATGATTTCTTGTACAACACAGGAGTAAGTCAACAAGGCATAACCAATGGCACTATGACATTTACCGTGGATGAAAACACTCCAGACGTGCTATACTATGTGAGTGCCAAAGACATCAATGCCTATGGATTGATTCAGGTACAAAACATAGAGGATAACAGTGAATTTGATGTGGAAAAAGAACTTCTGGGAAAAAAAACTTTTGTGTTGAACAACGGAACTCCATTATCCAATGGTATGAGACTGCAGTTTGCAGGAATAATTTCTCCGGAAAGTTATAAGAACACCTATTGGTATGTGGAGGGAGTGGGTGAAAAAATTGAATTAATAGATGAGCAGACACTGAGGGTGCCTAATGCACTGGCAGATGATGCGTTAGAAGCTTTCGATGAAGAGGGATTTGATCAAGATCCTTTTGATATAGATGATCTTACAACAGACAATAA